TCTGGCAAGATCCAGCGCGGATACGACATAGGCTCAACAATTATTGCCAATGCTAAATCGACATCAAAGCCTGCCCTGCGTAAAGCCCGATACATCTCCTGCAAGCTAATAGCCCAGGCATCGAGTGCGCTGTAAGTATCTAGATCGATTACTTTTTTTCTTGCCATGAGAAAATTATCTCTCTAGAAGTATGTTATAGATCTCATCGACACGCGAGTGGAGTCGCTTAATCTCTGCTAGTAAATGAGTAATGACAAAGCCCGACAAGCCACCAAGTGTTACTAATGTGGCGATGTAGAGCTGAAAGAAATCTGCCTGTGTCACTTTTTAGGGCTCGCGTATCCGAATACACCTGACAGCACAGCCCAAAGGATTGCGCGGTAGTCAAGGTCAAAGTTGCTAGATGCCCATGCAGCTAAGAATGCTCCAGCAGCAAGGATTGCAGGGTTCTTCATGTTCTTCATTATTCTCCACCTAACATAGATACTTGAAAAAAAGCACCATCATTATCAGCTTCTTTCTTAAAGCTGACATGCATGTGCTTAGTGTGTTTGTTAGCCCCTGTGTACTTGCGCCACTTCCAGTTAAGGATGTGCGAGCAGATTCGTCCATCGTAAATGATGTAACTAATACGCTTGTCTGCTTTTGACTTGGACAAGGTACGAAGCTGATCAGCAAGATCTCCCATAATGTCGGGCTTCCCGCCCTTGAATAGGTCTTTGTCCACATCAATGGCACGAACCCAGCCCTGCTCATCAGGATTATGATCTGACTTGCGAGCAGCGTGTCGGGTATCACCGATCCAACCATCCGATGTGCGGTCACGATCTGGGAACGAGTCATCGAACTGTTCGCGTAGCTGTATCGCAGCCTTACTTAGCTTCGGCTTCATCGATCACAATCGGTGTGGATTGTTCCGCTTGCTGTGTTTCGTAAGTAGCCTTTAGCATTGATGTAGCAGTGTTTGCTTCCTCATCAATGACTGTAACAATTTCAACAATCGATCCGTCAGGTTGAACATTCTCGCTATTAACAATTTTCATAGTTCAGCACTCCAAGCTAGGTAAGCAGTTAATGTGTTATTAGATAGCAACTGAGTAGCATTGCCAGCAACTAAACCAGATGCAACAGTAACCGCTACAACTGCACCTTCTGTATTTGTAGCATCGTATGTAGGAACAGCATTTAGAGCAACGACTGATCCAGATGCATTCACAAGACAATAGTTAGAAGCTGTTCCAGTAGTTGCTAAAGCAGCTGGAGCACTGCGCATCGTTACAGGGAATCTAATGTAAATACTTGCATTAGTAGTTGCCGAGCAATTACCTGTTCCAAATCGTGCGTATACATTTGTGCTTGATGTGAACTGCCAGTAATAACGCTGACAAGCGGCTAATTCTCCTTGAATTGTTCCTGTCGCAGTCTCGAATGGTGTTGCCTTTGAGCCGTACTCAACTTGCACACCCCAGAAGTCAATCGTTGCGTTCTGCAATCCCACGGCAGGATAACCTAAGCCAGAGATTGTTGTTCCCACGCTAGTCATTAACCATAAAAATAAAGCAGAGGAAGTGCCTACAGTCTTTCCTGAAATTGAAGGAACACTTACTGAAACTGAGTATCGCGCCCAAGATGTGCTAAGTGTGACTTGACTTGCAGTACCAAAAACATCTGATGAGCCACCGCTGCCAAATGATTGGTTAAGTTGAATACCGACTTTAGGTGTTCCTGTTGAAGCCTTTGCCCAAAAGCTAATTGTGACAGTTTGTCCTGCAAAAGTGCGAACATCTTCAATGGCTTGTCTTAATGCAGCAAAATCTCCATTAGCAGATTGACCAGATGTAACAAGGCGAGCAAAATTAGTTGCTTCATAACCTGCAACGGGAGCTGCACCTGGTGTGAATGTTTGAGCAGAATAGGTAGAAGTACCACCTGCTGCGTTCATTGTAAAGCGATCAAAGCCAAAAGTTCCATTAGTGGTGGTTGAGGTAAAGTTTCTTTGATTGATTGAGAAATCACCATTGATAATCTTATTCTTGCCAGCTTGACCATAGCCGACATTCCAGAGTGATGTGTCAATGGCATCGCCCAATGCGCGAATATCCTGTGCGCCATTCTTAACAAGGCTTGAGTTATCTGGCTCAGCCCATCCATAGTTCGGTGATAGTGCCATTTAGGTTAGTGCTCCTGTCGCATTTGTCCATGTAAGTGTACCATTCACGCCCGTCCAAGCTAGAGAGGCGGGTATAACTGTTTCCCACTGAGTCGTACTGAGTGAGAAGTCTGTCGCTGAAACATAGAGAGTTATGTCCACATAAGTAGGGGTGGCGTTAAGTGCCACATTCTCGACAAAGCCGTCAAAGATTCCACCCAGTAAATTGCTAGGCAGATTGTTGATAAGTACAGGCTGACCAAAAAAGACCCCAATAAGGCTGTCAAGCATGGCACTCGGCATGTCTGGATTATCTAGACGAAAGCGAATCGCACCTAATGATGCCCGTGGCGTGGCGCGCAGTTTAAGCTCTCTAGAGGCGATATCGGTGATGTCTGCAAGGTTTTTGATGTTAGATTCAACTGACCGCTCAAACAGCCCGTAAGAGGCTATAGAGTCTGTGTCAGAGGTGCTGTAGGTAGATCCGTATCCTGTGGCGTATTTGTAGATAAGGCTGTTACGGATACGAGCAACCTGAGTTGTTGAGGTGATAGAGCTTGGTGTTGCATACGCGCCATCGAGGTTAGTAAAGCCATTAGCTGCAAGGTAGTTAGATCTGTGATCGGCATCATCATAGGAAACATCTCCGTCCTTTTCCTCGTATAGCTGACCGAGTGCGCTGTTCGCAATCTGGTCTGCAAGGGTCTGAGACTTGGCAGTAGCACTAGCTGCAAGAGCGATCATTGTGTAGAAACCTGTGTCGATGGTGCCAATAGATGATTCTGCATCTAGCCATGTCTGTGTTGCTGGGTATGTATCCCATGTAACTGTAGGTGTGACCTCTGCCCATGTAAGGTTTAAGGCTGCACCTAAGATGTCTGCAATCTGCTCGCCATCTAATTCTTCTATGAGAGCTGTGTTATAGACAGCCTTAGTCAATTTAGCCAATGAGCCAATGCCTAGGATCTTGCCTGTGGTTATGTAGCCAGTTTCTTCTGGGCTACGCACCCCGACATTGAAGTCTGATACTTCTCCACCGAATACAGTTACATATGTGCCAGTTGAGTTCTTAAGCTCTAAAGTGATTGGCTCTGTGACATTGATGGTAAAAGGTGAGTTATCTGTGTTGATGATCTCTACTTGGCAATAACCTGCTGTGGCTTGTCGGTCAATGTCTAAACGACCAGAGGCAAAGGACACAGAGGTGACAGTCGTATAGACATCATCACCTACTGTTACTCGCCACTCTGGAAGCCATGTCATCGATCAAATGCGCCAATCGTAGTTAGGGTTCCTCTTTGATAGGCATCTCTTAGGACTTGATCTACAGCTTCGGCAATCGCGTTAGGATCTCCCACGCCTGTATTTACATTGATTGTTACACCTGCTGGTAATTGGTTACCCGTACCACTAGTACCTAATCCAACAGTAGAAGGCATAGATGGATTAGTTGCTGAAATAGATGGAATGGAAGCACCTACAAAAGGCTCATAACCGAGAAATGCTGCACCATTTTCTTTCCACCAATTTTCATCAGATTTAAGGTCGGCAAATAAATCAGCAGTGGATGTAGTTACAGGTTGTTTATCAACCCATTTTTCAAACTCAGTCAAAGCCCTAGTAGCAGTTTGAGTTGCAGTCTCGGTTTTTTTCGTGCCCTGCAATTTAAGTAATTCCATCATCTTAGCAATAGCAGCATCTAGGTTAGCCAGATTGATTAGATCTTTTGGCTTTAGGCTATCAAGAATAGATTTAATGTCCGAAAGTTTAATACTTTGACCAGTTAATGCCCCAAGCACTTTAAGATCTGCATTGAGTTTATTTGTTGCAGCAGTTATGGCTGCTTCATCTTTAGCAGCTATAGCATCCTCAAGAGCAAAGATGGACTGCTTTACATTTAATCGAGCAGTGTCGTTGGCAATCTGCAAAGCCTGAGCTGCACTGGTTGCTTTTCCAAGTTGCTCAGCCTGATTTGTTAAAGCCGCTGCAACTTGGATCTTATCTAAATCAAAGACTTCTTCACCCTTTAGAATGGCAAGATTAGCCTTATCGATTGCTTGCTGTAATTTCTTGTCTTTGGTGATCTTGGCTTGAGCTGCTGCTTGTTGCTGTGTCAATCTAGTAATCTGCGTTTGTTGCCTGACTTGACTTTGACCTGAAATAGTCATCGGTGTAGTAAACGGTTTTGGTGCTGTGCGGGATGCCGCCCCTAATCTCGTGATTGCACCTAAAGGACCGGCAGATAATGATCGCTGGAAGGGTGTGAGTAATAATCCTAAGAGCGACTTTGTTTCGCCACTAATCTTAAATGTGCCAATCTGTGCCAGACCACGAAGGAAATCTGCTGCGCTGAGTGCTGCTCTTTCCATATCGTCTGCAAGATCATCAACAGCCGTGTTGCCACCAAGAGTGCCAAGTGCATCGATGATGCCTGTACCGATAATCTCTTGAACATTGGCAGATGCAACAGCCAGTTTATCCATTGAACCTTGAAAGGTGTTTGCTGCTGCTGTTGCTGAGCCCTTAAAGGTTTCTGCCAGATTTGTCGTTATGTCATAAAAAGACTTAGTCTTGAGATCTGCCTTTGAGATACCTACACCTAAGCGAGAAAGTGCGGTGTTATTTCCTAGATATGCACGACTAAGCGCAGCTGTGACTTTTTCTAAATCATTGCCAGTTGAGGCAGAAATATCTAAAGCAAGATTCAGCAGTCTTTGTGTTTCTGCTGTGTCGCGAGTTGCTACTGCTAAAGCCTGATATGCAGGGCGCAGTTTGTCATCGATAATCCCGAACTCGCTCTGGAGTCTTTGGATGAATCCTTCTGCACTAGCAGCATCACGCTCTAGTCCAACATTCTTAAGAGCTAAGGCTAAACCTTGTTGTGCCTTTTGATCTGCTGCTGCTGCTTTGACCGCAGCTTTGCCATAAGCAAGAACTGCTGTAGTACCAAAAGCAACACCAAAAGCACCTGCTAGTTTCTTGACATTCCTGGTTAGTTTATCCGTAGCACTGTCTGCTTGCTTAAAGGCTTTGTTGCCTACGAACTCCGCGGCAATATCAATCATTACATTAGCCATGATTTACACCTTTGCTCTCGCGTTTAGTTTGTCTGCTGCGCCCTTAATCGCTGCTAATACTGCTTCTCTAGCCTTGCCATTGTTTTCTTCGTAAGCACGAAACAAAGCACGACCTTCCATCTTGTCGCGACCTCTCATCGGAGAGTTGTACTTGTCTTGCTGATTCTGTACGAATCTGCTTTGTGGAGTCTTACGCCCCATAGTTTCGTAGATTGCTCCAGCAGCACTCTTATTGAATACTCGGGCAAGAGATCTAAACCCTTTGCGATTAGGCTTTGATGGTGTCGTTTTATAGCCAATGCCTTGTTTTACGATCCGAGCATTGTAACTAGGAAAGCGAGCCTGTGATCCTTCACGGGCTAACCACCCGCTTAGAATTTGACCATCATCTGGGAGATAACCCTTAGCAGCCTTTGTAATGGGCTTAAGAGCTGCTGCAACCTCTTTAGGTAAAGCCTTAGCAAGGTCTGGGCTGAACTGGCGTAAAGACTTTCTAAGAGCGATACCGCCCTTTACGCTTGCTGGCATCGCTCACCTCTTTC